TTTGGTTAATGACGTTTATACTGAAGGCGGAGTAAGTCTTGTGCCTTGGTTAGTAGGCGATGAATGGACTAGTATGAAGCGACTAGATAGTCGTTATGTTTTCGGACACTTTGAACTTCCTAACTTTAAAATGAACGCTATGGTTGAAATGCCAGATCATGGCGGACTTAATCGCGGTCACTTCCCCAATCAAGAAAAAGTCTTTAGTGGACATTTTCACATGAGACAACACAGTGGCAATGTTAGTTATATTGGTAATGCCTTTCCGCATAACTTTGCCGATGCATGGGACGATGACCGCGGCATGATGATTCTAGAGTTTGGTGGACAACCACAGTATATTGCTTGGCCTGATGCACCTAGTTTCAAAACTATTGATCTTACAAGATTGATCGATGATCCCGACAAGTATATGAACAAGAATACTTTCTTGCGTGTAACCTGTGATGCTGATATTAGTTTTGAAGAAGCAACATTCTTAAAAGAGAATTGGCAAGAAGAATATCAACTGCGTGAGATTACTCTTATTCCAGCCAAACGTGAAGAACATGCACAAGATTGGAGTGGAGATGTTCACTTTGAGTCTGTGGATCAAATTGTTGTTCAACAACTTACAGCCATCGAAAGCGATGTTGTAGATCGCCAAACACTGATTGACATTTACAACGGACTTCATGTATAATATTAATTCATGATTAAATTAAAAACTCTAACAGTAAAAAACTTTTTATCAGTAGGCAATGTTACCCAAGCATTGAAGTTCGACCAACACGGTCTTACTTTAGTCTTGGGTAATAACATGGACCTGGGCGGCGACGGCAGTCGTAATGGTACAGGTAAAAC